CACAGGCAGCGCTGGCACTGGGCCGTACTCATTTAGCTTTGAGGTGCTGGCTAATACTGACATCCAGGTCTACAAGAACACTACTCTGCTGACGCTGACCACTAACTACACGGTAACCATTAACAGCAATGGCACTGGCTCAGTAACCTTGGTAAGCGCAGCCACTAGCTCAGACACCATCACCATTGTGGGTGACCGTGCTATTCAGAGGGCTACAGACTTTGTGACTGGCGGTGACTTGTTTGCCAATACTCTCAATGATGAGTTTGACAGCTTGGTCATCTTTGCCCAGCAAGTCGATGAGAAAGCAGACCGTGGCTTGAAAGCGCCAGTGACTGATCCGACAGACGTCAACATGATATTGCCAGTTAAGGCATCACGTAAAGGTAAGGTGCTGGCATTTGATGAAACTACTGGTGATCCTGTCAATGGTCCAGCGTTGGACTCTATGACTACGGTGATCGCTCAGTCTGCCAACATCAATACGGTGGCCACTAATATCGCTAGTGTTAACACGGTTGCTGGTAACAATACAAACATCAATACGGTTGCAGGCATATCTGGCAATGTCACAACTGTTGCTGGTATATCTGCTGCAGTGACAACCAATGCGACAAATATTGTTGCAATTCAGAATGCATCTACCAACGCTACCAATGCGGCAACATCTGCTACAAATGCGTCTAATGCACAGACTGCGGCAGAGGCGGCAAGGGATGCAACCCTAGCGGCATACGACAGCTTTGATGATCGCTACCTTGGAGCCAAGGCAAGCAACCCATCTGTAGACAATGACGGCAACGCACTGCTTGCTGGCGCTTTGTACTACAACACTACCGTGCCAGAGATGCGTCTGTACACAGGCTCTGCTTGGGTGGCTGCTTATGTCTCAGGTGCAAGTTACTTGCTAACAACAAACAACTTGTCTGAGCTGTCTGCTACAGCCAGTACGGTTAGAACTAATCTAGGCTTAGTGATTGGCACAAACGTACAGGCTTGGGATGCTGACCTAGATACTTTTGCTGGCAAGACTGCGCCTACTGGCACTATTGTCGGCACATCTGATTCACAGACGTTAACCAACAAAACCCTGACAAACCCCACAGTAACCAACTATGTTGAAACTGTGGTGACTATCGGTAACTCAGGCACATCACAAACCTTGGCACTTACCAATGGAACTGTGCAGACTGTGACAATGACGGGCAACTGTACATTCACCATGCCGACAAATGTGGCTGGTAAGTCATTCATTTTGATAGCGGTGCAAGATGGCACAGGCTCACGCACAGCGACATTCACAAGTGTGAAGTGGGCTGGTGGAACTGCACCAACATTGACCACTACGGCAACCACAGGACGAGACATCTTTGCGTTTGTGGCAGATGGCACTAACTGGTACGGAACTGTTGCACAGGCGTTTGCATAATGTTTTCACACATTAAAGAACTCTTCACAAGACCTAGTGGTTACACCATCGCTAAGAGCGTGCGTCTGCGCTCTAGTGCTAGTGCTTATTTGAATAGAACGCCTGCAACAGCATCTAATCGTAAAACTTGGACTTGGAGTGGCTGGGTTAAGCGAGGTGCATTAGGCGCTCGTCAAACAATGTTTGCGGCATCTCTAGATGGAAACAATGAAAACTGGATTTCATTTCAAACAACAGATACTTTAATCTTTTATAACTTTGAATCTTCTTCACAATACTCGTTTGAAACAACGCAAGTATTTCGTGACCCATCTGCTTGGTATCACATAGTTGTTGCTTTAGATACAACTCAAGCAACTTCAACAAACAGGGCAAAAATATACATAAATGGCTTGCAAGTAACATCGTTTATAACTTCTACTTATCCTAGTCAAAATTTTGATGGAAGAATAAATAATAATGTGAATCATGCTGTTGGACGTTCTAGTTCTGCTTTTCCTAATTACTTTGACGGCTATTTAGCAGAAGTAAACTTCATTGACGGACAAGCCCTAACCCCATCTTCATTTGGTTCAACCAACGCACTAACAGGCGTATGGCAACCAGCCAGATACACAGGCACATACGGCACTAACGGCTTTTATCTGAACTTTTCAGACAACAGCAACAACACAGCCACGACTATCGGCAAGGACTACTCTGGCAACGGCAACAACTGGACACCTAACAACATTAGCGTGACTGCTGGTTCTACCTACGACAGCATGACCGATGTGCCTACGCTGACAAGTGCGACTGCGGCTAACTATTGTGTATTGAATCCAATAAATGCAACAAGCGCATCTGGAACAAGTCTTTCAAATGGAAATTTACAAATAAATGGAATTGGTTCTGGTAATGTAAATGAATGGCTTGGGACTATGGGAGTCTCATCTGGTAAATGGTATTACGAAGTTGTAATGGGTGAAAATAATGGTGTAGTTGGAATCTCACAAACTGGTAATCCAAACACATATCCAGGTGGAGATGCTACAAGTTATGGGTATAGTACTGCAACCAAATACAACAATGGTTCTAGCAGTTCGTATGGAGCGTCACTCACTGCTGGAGATATTGTTGGCATTGCGTATGATTTAGATGCGGGAACAATTACTTTTTATAAAAATGGCACTAGTCAAGGACAAGCATTTAGCGGTTTGTCAGGAATATATTTTCCAGCAGTTAGAGCAGGTTCTACTGGTGCGGCTGTCTCTGTAAATTTTGGTCAACGCCCCTTCTCCTACACACCCCCAACAGGCTTTGTTGCACTCAACACATATAACCTACCCGATTCGACTATTAAGAATGGTGCTAATTACATGGCGGCTACGACCTATGCTGGAAATGGGGCAAATGGTCGGTCGGTCACCAATGGATTCAGGCCCGACTTTATTTGGGTAAAAAATCGTTCCTCTGCACAAGACAACATTTTGGGTAACAGCTTGATATTAACAAGCGGCGAACCAACGCTTTTGTCATCCAATTCAACCAGTGCAGAGTTTGCCAACGGCTACATTGGCAACACAAGCCAATGGACAAGTACAAGTTTTACAGTCAATGGTGATTCAAGAACAAATGCAAGCGGCAGTAATTATGTTGCATGGACTTGGCTTGGCGGCAATACCAATGGTTCTGGCTCATCCAACACATCTGGCTCTATCACATCAACTGTAAGCGCAGGGGCTACGCAAGGCTTTAGTGTGGTGACTTATACGGGCAACGGCTCTGCTGGCGCAACCTTTGGTCACGGGCTTGGAGTAGCACCTAGTTTTGTCATAGTTAAAGAGCGTAGTAATGCAAACGGATGGCTTTGTTATCACATCTCTACTGGTAACACAGGCTATCTAGAACTTGATGCAACTTTGGCGTTTCAAACGCTATCAACAGTTTGGAATAACACCACACCATCATCATCTGTTGTAACGCTAGGAACAGTATCAAATGTAAACCGCAATGGCGGAACATTTGTCGCCTACTGCTTTGCCGCAGTAAAAGGATTTAGTGCCTTTGGTTCGTACACGGGTAACGGGTCTAGTGATGGTCCTTTTGTGTACACGGGGTTTAGGCCAAGGTTTGTGTTGTGGAAAATAACTAACACAACATCAAGTTGGGTTATTAACGATAGCGCAAGAAACACATATAACGTAGAAGATGCATATTTAATTCCAAACAACACCAATGCTGAGGGAACATTAGCCACAGTAGATTTTTTAAGCAACGGATTTAAGTTAAGAACCACAGACCAATCATGGAATCAAAGTGGTTCAACATACATCTACGCGGCCTTCGCCGAAAACCCATTCAAGAACTCTCTAGCGAGGTAATATGTTTAAACACAACAACCAAACAATTCCATTTGATACTCCATTTACCATTGATGGAACTTCATATCCTGCCAACTGGCTACGCCTAACCTCACTAGAGGAAAAGCAAGCCATAGGCATTACAGAAGTGCCAGACGAGAATACTTCTTACGATGACCGCTTCTATTGGGGCGTAGACAATCCTAAAGACCTAACAGACCTAAAGAAGAACTGGACTGCACAAGTCAAGGATACGGCTAACAAACTACTGTCTCAGACTGACTGGATGGTTATTCGCAAGGTTGAGCGTGGTGTGGATATTCCTACGGCTACGGCAACCTATCGCTCTGGTGTGATAACAGAGTGTTCGCGCTTGGTTACTGCGATTGAGGCTTGTGCAGATGTGCCTACTTTGATCGCTGTTGTGACTGCACAGGATTGGCCAAATGCTTGAGGATACTGAGACACGCCTGGCTGTGCATGAGGCTATATGCGCTGAGAGATATAAGCGCATAGATGATTCGCTATCTACTGGTGACAAGCGTATGGCTAAGATTGAATACCTAATCTATGCAGTAATGCTGTGTGTCCTGCTTGGTCCTGGTGTAGCTGCTGAGTTCATTAAGAAAATGTTTGGCATCTAAATGTGGATCCATTCAGTCTCCTCATGCTGGCACAAGGTGCGTTCAGTGCTATCAAGCAGGGGTGCGATTATTTACACCAGGGCAGGATTGCTCTGGACTCAGCTAAGAAGACAGTCGATGGAGCGTTGGCAGATGTCAAGGCCATCAAGGGTATCTTTGATTGGTTCATTGGCCTCTTCATATCAAAGCCTAAAGTTGATATTGCAAAGCCTATTGCTCAAGCAGTCAAAGCAAAGCCAGCAGTTGCAGCCAAGCAACAACAATCCTATGAGCAACTCGAACTTGAACTCATCAAGTCAGTCGGAGAAAACATCGGAATCCTCTTTGACACCCAACAGCAAATCACCACGTACTACCAAGAGCTTGAAGAAGAGTCCAAAACAAACTACAACCCAGACCAAAACAACAGCAAGAAGGCGATTGAGCGAGCATTGATTGAGCTGCAGCTGGAGAAGTTAATGGAGCAGACCAGAGAGGCGATGGTCTATGCGCCAGCAGAATTGAAAGACTTGTACAGCAGATTCTTGAAGATGTATGGGCAGATTGAAAAAGAGCAGGCGTGGGCTAGAGCAGAGATGATTCGCAGGGCTAGGTTAGCCAGGTGGAAAAAAGAGCAGGAAGAGATCAGGCAGATTGAGTTGATTAGTGGAGGTGTTGCTGTGATGTTCATATCATTATTTTTTGGGTGGGTAATGTGGCAACTACGAAACTTGTCTGGTGGATATTGATTGGGGTAGCAATATGTCTTGTTGTTGGCGTCACATCAATGGCATATGTGGAGACTCTCTACATGAAAGCCCAGATCAAGAAAGAGATCAAAGAATTGCGTAAGTTAAAACAGGAATTGAAAGAATCTAAATGAGATATCTACTGTTGTTACTGCTGCTGTTAACGGCCTGCGATGACCGATATCGGTACTTCTGCCAGGATCCTAAGAACTTTGTAGCCAAGCGATGCCAGCGTCCTGATTGCCAATTCACCCAAGACTGTCCCGATTATTTAGTAGCACCTATATTGGAGAAACAAGTTGTCCAACCATCCCAAGTTCCAAGTCAATCGTCTTCTGACTCAGGAAGAAATTGAGATAAGGGTCTGGGCCTTTGTGGTCCTGATCGTTACCTTTATTCTTGCTGGCATCGTGATGTTCATGCTGTACAGCCTGGCCTTTGTTGTGCAGCCGATCAAGTCTATGGCGCCCATTGACCAGGCGTTTGCCAAGATGCTAAACGACATCGTGCTGCTCATTGTGGGTGGCATCGGTGGCGTGATGTCCCGCAAGGGTGTGCAGACCGTGGCTGAAAAGATGTCAGCTGCTACGCCATCATCTACCCCGCCTGCTCCAGCTGCAGCACCTGCTACATCTACCTGGTCAGCGCCATCTGGTGGCCTGCCTGCCTGGGTAAACCCAGCGCTTGATGAGGAATGGAGAGCGCCACCTCCCCCGACTACACCACCAGACTTCATTGATCCTGCCAAGGAAGAGATAGCGCAGGAGCGTTCTGCTGCGAGGGCTGAGACATGATATTGCCAAACCCCTGGATGATCATTGGCGCCATTGTGATGGCCATTAGTGTGTACTTCTACGGCCACCTTAAAGGATGGAATGAACGTGATCAAGAGATGCAATCTGAGATCGCTGCCAAAAATGAAGAGGCTCGGACTAAAGAGCAAGAGCTAACCAAACAACTCAACGACAACTCAACCAAGTTACAGGAGGCCAACAATGCCATCACTGAAAAACAGTCTTCTCTTAATAAGCTCATTCGCTCTAGTAGCCTGCGCCTCCAAACCCCAGGTTGCGTACAAGCCAGTGCAAGTCCCACCCCTGCCAGCGGAAGTGGCAACCAAGCGGGAAGTGAATCTGACAGAGAGACTCTCGCAGCTATTGCAGAGATCATTGCCCAAGGAGACAGGAACACAGCCCAGCTCAATGCCTGCATCGACAGTTACAACAAAGTAATGGAGGCCGTGAATGTTAAACGCTGAGAAACTAGCCAAGTTGCACATCGGTGCTGAGTGGGTTGATCCACTGAATGAAACCTTTGAGCGCTTTGGAATCTTCACGCACAACCAGCAGGCTACATTCATTGGCCAGGCAAGCCATGAGTCTGGCAACTTCAAACTGCTTGAGGAAAATCTAAATTACAAAGCTGCAACGCTGATGCGGATCTGGCCAAAGCGCTTTCCTACTTTGGAGAAGGCCAATGAGTATGCGGGAAATCCTAAGAAGATCGCAAATAGTGTCTATAGCTCACGCATGGGTAACCGTGACGAAAATTCTGGTGACGGTTGGCGTTTCCGTGGCCGAGGAATTTTTCAGCTCACTGGCCATGCAAATGTATTCCATGCTGGCAAGGCCTTGGGTGTGGACTTTGTTAAAGATCCTGACCTTATTGCTACTCCTAAGTATGCTGCTCTCACTGCTGGCTGGTTTTGGGATACCCACAAACTCAATGCTCCAGCGGATGCCCTTGATCATGCACGTGTAACGAAAATCATAAATGGCGGGAGCATAGGGCTTGAGGATAGGATTAAACATACCCAGCAAGCCCTATTAGTCTTGGCTTAAGTAGCAGCCCCAAGCGCAGCAATGCGCTGTTGATGGCCAGCAATGTGGCGCACACGTTTGGCCATGTCTACCTTGTTGATGGTGTCAGCATTAGCCTCACGTAACTCACGCAACTTAGTCATGCGCTCACGTGGCTTGATCTTCTGAGTGGATGCTATCTTCTCGCAGAACTGCTCATATGCATCTTGCCATTCTTCCAGTGTGGCGTGAGTGCTATGCGGTGAATCTTTGCCAGGCAAGATGATCGCAAACTCACCAGCTGGAGGAATAATCACAGTTGCAGGCAATACTGGTGGCTCGGTGGCCAGCTCTTCAAATGGTGGGTGATCAACCAGCTCTACTTCACCAGTCTCAATATCTGGCTCAGTAAATTCCACAGCTGGTGCTGGCGCTTTAACTGGTGCTGGCGCTGCCAAGGCATCAAGTGGATTGCGTGGTGTGATGTCTTTGGCTGGACGCTTGGTGTCTTCTGGATAATCTTGCGCCTCTTCTGTGGTGATCAAACCTTTGAGTACGTCTGGATATGCATCACGCAAAGCAAAACCCCTAGCTCTCATCTGCAGCATTCGCTTGGGGTATGACTGCCATGGACCCTGCTTGCCCCACAGGCCTGCACGTTTAGCATCTTCAACTGAGAAACGCACGGTGACTGGCGCTCTGCCCTTGCGTCTGGCCACACACACAGCCACAGGGTTTGGCGTACCCTCATCTTCAATCGTTTCCTCTACGCCTTCGCATACTGGACTGGCCTGCACCAAAGCCATCATGGCATCACCGTACACGCTAGGCTTGCCATTGATCACAGCAATATTCTGCAACGCCTGCATTGGTGCAAGACCCATCTCCATGCCCCACTGAATACAGACCATGATGTCCTGTGGTTTGCCCATGTACTGCTTTGGGACCATGTTGCTGTTGGCCAGCATCTCGCTGAACTGTATGGCCTCGGTGACCGTTGCTGGCGCAAAGCCTTGTCGATTAGTAAGACTGTTCATTTAGATTCCTTAATTGTTAAAGTTGACTGGCGTATTGTGTAAGCCTCTTTGGCTGGCACGATCTTTTCTGGCTGCGCTTTATAGCTGCGAGTTGGCCAGCTAATGGTGTAGCCACCAGCGATGCCTTTGGTTGACTTACCCATCAACTCTTTGATGCTCTCTTCATCTGCAGCAATTGATTGCTCTAGAATTTTTAGTTGCAGTTTGTTGTCAACGATACGCTGTGCCAGTTCGGTGGCCTCGGTATCGAGCAAGACTGTCTCTTCAAGCACTGGATATGGGCCTCTGGATTCTGGCCACTTCTCACCCTGATTAGGTGGGTAGTAGTCAATAGAGCCAGTCGCTTTGTAGTTATCCAGGCGGGACTGAAAGTCTGTAGTTACTCTAGCAATGCTATCCAGCGTGACCTGGTGCGGAGCAAAGATAAACAGACGCAACTGAGTGCCTTTGTAGAGTGTTGCCAACACACCCCACTTGGCCTGCATGATGTCCATCTGAGCCTGCAGTTGGATGGGACCACGCCATAGTGGTGGCAACTCTTCTGGCTCCATGGCGGTGAGCTTGGCCTCTAACACGCCAACTCCATCGAGTGTGATCGAGTCCTGGCCGACAACATAAATGCCATTATCTGGATCGCTGACGATTACCTGGCCACGGCCTTGGGCGCTGCCATCTAGACTGCAGCACAGTGGCAAGCTAGTGTGAAAGAACGGTTTATCGTGATCAATGACCAGGTCTGTCAGGAGCAAGCGCTTGGCTGCCTCACGCAAGATCAAAGGCTCCAGCTGGTTGCCCCAGTCCATGGATTCATTGCCGATATCTGGGCGCTCTTTGCCATTGATAGCATTGATTGACATCTCCAGCTCATCATTGGGCGTTTGATATTTGCTAATGCCCATGACTGAGGGCAGGCGGGATGCTGACAGCATGGTGTCAGGCGTGACTTTGTTGACCATTGAAGGACTCCTTGAGTTGGTAGATGCGGATGATGCGAGCGTGAGCTTGCGGGTGATTGGCCTCGGTAAAACCTACGGCCTTAAACTGCTTGCCTTTAAAGACAGCACCCAGTACTGATGGATGCATCTCTGCAGGCAGAGCAAGATTTTGTCGAATGTCATTGATGGATACGCTGCCCTGGATCTGGCAGATCTGTACGGCCAGCGCTCTCGCACGTGCCAGGAAGTTAGCATCACGCTGCTCAAACAAATTGAGCTGGGCATCACGTATGGTTTGGCCAATGGTCATGTTTGCCCCTTACTGAGTGAGCCAGACAACAAGCAAAGCCACGACACCAAGCACATAGATGGCTTTGTCATAGGGCAATTGGATAGGTTTAACGGGTGGTTTGATCAAGGCATCTTGGATGCGGATCTCATCGAGCGACATAGTGTGGTGTTTGACAGGCTCATATCGTGAGCCTATGGCAACCTTGCCAGTGTTGTAGGGTACGGGTTTATGCATGGATAGACTCCTTTAGGTTGATGTTGAGGCGCTTGATCAAGGCATTGACCTGGCTGGCTGCCCAGTCGGTATTGCCACGTGGGGTTTGGATGCCACGAGTAGACAACTCTGCAGCCAGGTTACGCAATGTGCTGGCGCCTGAGATAGCGATCACGTCACGCAAGATGGGAGCGATGCGATCTGCATGGCTGTTAGCACGTGCCTGGATGGCAGCATTGCCTGCTACAGAGCCGATCTCTGGTGTTGGGCAGCCCAACTTAACACCACGTGCTTTGGCTGCCTGCAAGGCCTGCTTAGTGCGCTTGCTGATCTCTTCACGCTCATGCTGTGCAACCACTGCACGTACACCGAACTCCAGAGTGCCAGCATTGGGCATATCAGCTGCGATGATATCCACGCCTGCCTTGCGTAAGGTCAATAGGAATGCTGCATCACGTGAGAGGCGGTCAATCTTGGCGATCAGGATCGCTGCATTTTTGCGTCTGCACAGATCAAGTGCAAGCTCAAGCTGTGGGCGGTTGTCGATCTTGCCTGACTCGATCTCTGTGAATTCGCCAATGATGTCTGCCTCATAAGAGCTGACAAGCTGGCGCTGTGACTCAAGGCCAAGGCCAGAGTGACCCTGCTTGGCGGTAGATACACGGTAGTAAGCAACGTATTTGGTAGCCATGATTAAGCCTCCACGCTGTCGAGCAATTTGTCCAATTGCTTGTTGAGAGAATCAACTTTGCGTTGTGCTGCTGGCTTGAGAAATGTTTGATAGCCAGAGTGGTAGGCTTTAGCTCCACCAATGTAGTTGTCAGCGTTATGCTCAATGCGAGCAATCTGCAACTCAATGCTGTGGATCTGTTGTGCTGTCTGTGTCATGTTCGAACTCCTGTTTCTCGGTGGTTCACGATATCACTGTGATATCGCTTGGATGTATTCTAAACCCAAATAAACAAACTATTTTCTAGGTGTTTACCCTAATGCCAGTTTAGCCTGGTAGATCTAGCGTATATGATCGCTTGCATTGTGCAATCACCATCAATAGATCTATGAATAAGACACCAAAGAAAGCAATCTTTATACGAGTGAGGCCAGAGACATTGCAGTTGCTGGACAACGCTTGTAAGAGCCAAGAGCGCAGCCGTAGCACCATGATTGACCAGGTATTGCGGGACGTGTTGACCAGGCAATATGCAGATCTATCTGTCCGATTGAATAACCTGGTGGGGAAGACATGACGCACACAGAGGCAACCAAGTTGCTAGACATGGCCAAAGATGGGCAAGATATACCAGAGGAAGTGATCACCGAGGCGCTAGAGTGGACAGACGATATTGAGGCATACGATCCACCATGCGATGCAGTCGAGGCCTGGGTAGACAAGATGAGAAAGAGTGGTGCACTGTGATCACCACCATACTAACGATTGATTTAGGTACACGAACTGGCTGGGCAGCGCTCACGCAGGGCAAGGTTGTGCATGGCTGGGTAGATCTCAAGCCAAAGCGCTTTGAAGGTGGCGGTATGCGCTTTCTCAGGTTTAAGCAATGGCTCGGAGAGATCAAGAGCAGCGTTGGCGAGATCCAGGCGGTTTACTTTGAAGAGGTAAGGCGTCACCAGGGAGTTGATGCAGCTCATGTTTATGGTGGCTTGATGGCCACGCTGACTGCCTGGTGCGAACACCACCAGATTCCCTATAGCGGAGTGCCAGTTGGAACTATCAAGCTCCATGCGACTGGCAAAGGCAACGCAAACAAAGACGCCATGGTGGCTGCCATGCAGGCTAAAGGCCACCCAGTAACTGATGACAACGAGGCCGATGCCCTGGCCATATTGCATTGGGCGATGGAGCAAGACACATGAGAAAACCAATTGGTATCACATACCCATTACGCATTCTTACCGAGACACCAGAAGAGCATGAGGCCTTTAACCAGGTTGAGCGCCAAAGCAAAGTCAAACAAGAGATCTTGCGTAACCCCAGCAAAGAGGCAAAGCTGCTTCTGGAGGTAGCGCTGCTGACTGATCTTGTCCGAGATCTTGCAGCTGGAGGGTAAGCAATGAGCAATATTCTTTTGATTTCAATACTCGCATTCTTGGCTGGCCTTGTTGTGGCCGTTGTTGGCATAGCACTACTAGTATTTTGGAGTTACCAGGATGAATAAGACCAAGGATTACATAGCGCTCTATCGGGATGAAGATGGCGTTGTAGTTGGCAGCGAGACAGTTAACCATGAAGTCAGGCAGTGGCTTGCCACCATTGAGGAATTAAAGCTGGCGCTGTATACAGAGATGCACAAGGTCCAGGACTACAAAGATCTGCTGGACGAGACACG